CTTTTACTCATCCAGTTCTTACCTTGCTTGCTTGGGTATACGGTAATCCCTGCGGCTTGCGCCACCGCCCAGTCCAACGCGCCTTTCTTTAGTTCTGATGTTTTCATATCACCCCCAAGTAAAGCACCACGGGTATCAGTGCTATCAGAATCCAGCACACCCAAGTTATCAAGTCGTCCATGTCCATATCGTCCTCCGTGTTGTGTAAGAAATGCCAGTTCCCTGCGGGGGGCAAGCCCCGCTTCTTTTATGCAGTCCAGAAGTCAAAGTCTTCCAGTCGGTTTGCGCGGCACATGGTTAGCCACTCCTGTTCGAGTCGGTCGAGCACCGCTTCTTCTGCTTCTGTTACGCAATAGTCGAATTCAGCGGCGAGCAGGTTCTGAGCTAGTTGTATTTGTGCTTGAGTCATGATGCTTCCTTTCGTGGAAAATCTTACAATGCACCGTCTCACGGAATGTAAGAGAAGTGATGTAAGGTTGTAAGAGAAATGGGGTGAAATGTAAGGAGTGAATCTTACAAAAGAAAATGCGAAGGGGTCTAGCAAAAATGCGGGGTTTGAGCCATTATATATATTATTTTGTTATATTATTATTATTGTGTAAGGTTGTAAGAGGTTTTGAGGATGTATAAGAATACGGCTGCCCAAAATTTAAGCAGTTGCCCAAAGGCTCGTTGCCCCTCAGATTCTACCAGAGGGTGCTTTCATACCCTAAAAATTCTCTTACAATCTTACATTGCTTTAAAATCAAGGACTTACATCTTACAATACCACTTACAATTAACATTACAATAACAGTTTTTCTTACAATACTAATCGAGCCACGGTTTTGCTGCGGGAACCCGTGCGAGCTTGTTGGTACGTGCCCAGTTGTTAGAGTGCTGACGGTACGGTACAGGCGCGTGACCGCCTTGTATTCGCTTGCCAATCCAACCTTGCTTCAATTCAGGCAGGGCAACGCCAAGCGATCCTTTTCTTACAATATGAACTTTGCACATAAAACCCCCAAAGAAAAACGGGGCGCGTTGCGCCCCTTGTTGTCACGATGCACCTACTTAGTTAGCAACGGTGTAAGTCGCGGCGATCAGGTTGATAACCTGAACCAATGCCTTGCGCTTAGCAGACTCAGACTCAACGCCGGTTTTCTTGTTGACAACGTAGCCACCATTTTTCAAGTCGCGCAGCTTGTCTTCAAAGCGATCCTTGAGTGACTGGTACGATGCGCGATTCGAGATAGTCAAACTCTCACCCATGAGTGCAGCGATAGCGTCAGCTAGTGGCTTATAGTTGCCGGTTTTGCATTGTGTAGCAATTTGACCGACAGAGTCGATCACGCCCACTTCACGCGCAGCTTTGCCGATCTTGCCAGCTTGACCAGCGAGAAAACCGAGTGACATTGAGCTTGCTTGTTTGACAACGGACAATTTCTTTTCTGTTACGGTTAGACCGCATACCACTACTTGCGCCGGTGGGAACAGAGCAACGGCGTCGTCGAAATCGGTAGCGGAAAATTTGGCGATAGCATTCATTTTAGACTCCAAGATAATAGGTTGATAATAAAGCCTTGATATACGCTGCACGCAACGTATACTCAGGCGGACTGAGAATCCAGTCCCGAGAGTTAATAGGTTGTCCACACACTACGCGCCGTGTGCTATGGCGATCAAAACAATTATTGAGTTTGCCAGATTCAATAATAGTCAATCCGGTTCCTGTCTTTTTCATTCCAGACTATGGCGTCGTCTACACGTGCAAAACTTGACTATGACAGTCCCCGAAAACCTGTCACTTTCGACCGATACAATACTGACACTATATCCGCGCCCGCCCGTAATAATCACGTTGGCGCGTATTTCATGAATTCAAGTATCGGATTATCAAGCCCGCAATGGTAGCTGTCTAACCATAGCTTGCCGAACCGTTACAGCACCGAATTTTTAAAGACACCCACTAGCAAAGCAGCCCCTACCCCTACACAATATTTTTGGCAAGCCGCGCCCGACAGATACCGAAGCATCATCTAGCTAACCCGCGCATATCGCGCAAAGAACCAGAACCGCTTTTTGTTGCTACTGGCAGCGTTGTGTGCCAGTGATTGAACTATACCAAAACGTAAGACAAATAAGATTTTTTTTCCCGACACCCCGACACACCCCGCCACCCCGAAATCAGACTTGGGACTCCGCGCCCGCCCTACACTCTGTTTTGCACAGTCAATCCCACACATCACAATTCCATAACTAATTTGACAACATTAAACTTATCCTGCCTACATTGATAAGTTATTACCCCCACCCCATACATATTTATACGGTCTAAGCCTTATACTTTTCTCAGCAACACCCCCCTTATCATTTTGATTTCGCTACACCCCCGGTATATATTTTTTGTGCTAAGCTCCGCTCACTCCCGCCATTACCCCTGCGGTGCTATGATTAAGATCGACCCCACTGACGATCACCCGGTGCCCTATAACACCGCGCCTGAAGAGCTAAGTACTTTTCAGGATGAAGTCGTTGTCGCCGCAAATACCGCAGAAATACTAGAGAAGCTCGGTTCCCCTATTGAGATAGACACAGCCGACATAGACAAAACGGTCTCACTGTTCAAAGCATCCGAGCGCAGTAAAGCGGGTAAGGAACTAAAGCGGCCCGAGACTGCCTTTGCCGCCAATCTATTTCTGAAGACGTATGCGAACAGAGTCGCTGCGGATATGCACGAAGTGCGAAGCGCGATAACGGCTAAGCTGATGGAGATTGCCAACTGTGGCGACCCACGGTATGAACTGAAAGCCTTGGAATTGCTAGGCAAGCACAGCGACATTGGCCTTTTCACCGAGCGCAGCGAGATCACAATCAACCACAAATCGTCCGATGACCTTGAGTCAGCTATTAAAGAGAGAATTAAGAGACTGCTTAATAGTGACGTGATCGACGTAACCCCCATTTCAGACAGCTTAGACATCGAGCTTGGCGTGGCAGACGACGAACCACGTGCCATGGCACACCTAGAAGACCAGCTAGGGGAGGCCGATGACGAACATAATTGACTCCGTATCCCTAAAAGACCTTCCAAAAATCCTGCCCAAGCTATCGGAACAGGAGCGGCGGCAGCTTTTGTTTGAGTTAGAAGCGCTGGATGCAATGAAACAGAAGGAACTGCAGCAGAAAAAGTTCATTCCGTTTGTTAAATCAGTCTGGCCAACCTTTATTGCAGGGAGACATCATGCTCGAATGGCTGAAGCGTTTGAAAGAGTGGCTCGGGGAGAGTGCAAACGACTCATCATCAACATGCCACCACGGCACACCAAGTCAGAATTCGCCTCATACTTGCTGCCAGCATGGTTTTTGGGCAAGTTTCCTCACAAAAAGGTGATTCAGGCGTCCCATACAGCAGAATTAGCGGTTGGTTTCGGTCGAAAAGTGCGAAATTTGGTGGATTCCGAGGTTTATCGGAACATTTTTCCCAGTTTGTCCCTGTCTGCGGACTCAAAAGCGGCAGGGCGGTGGAATACCAGCAAGGGTGGCGACTACTTTGCTATCGGTGTGGGCGGTGCGGTGACAGGTAAAGGCGCTGATGTACTGATAATTGACGACCCGCACTCAGAACAAGAGGCCGCACTGGCTCAGGTGAACCCTGACATCTACGACAAGGTGTACGAGTGGTATACATCGGGGCCTCGTCAGCGACTCCAGCCGGGGGGCTCTATTGTTATAGTGATGACTCGCTGGTCACTCCGCGATCTTACTGGGCAGGTGATTAAATCTAGTGCTGCACGGGGTGGGGATGACTGGGAAGTGATTGAGTTCCCGGCTATTTTGCCCAGTGGCAACCCGTTGTGGCCTGAGTTTTGGAGTAAGGATGAGCTTGAAGCCCTGCGTACTGAATTGCCAAATAGTAAGTGGATGGCACAGTATCAGCAGGAGCCAACAAGCGATTCAAGTGCAATTATTAAGCGGGAATGGTGGAAGATATGGGAGAACGAGCGTCCGCCGCAGTGTGAGTACATCTTGCAGACATGGGATACGGCATTTGAGAAAAACACGCGGGCTGACTATAGCGCTTGCACCACGTGGGGTATTTGGCACAACGACGAGGATCATGGGCAGGCCAATATTATTCTATTAGATAGCTTTAAAGCGCGTATGGAGTGGATCGAGCTTAAGGAAAAGGCGTTCGAGCACTACCGCGAGTGGGAGCCTGACGGGGTATTAATAGAGAAGAAGGCCACAGGTGCGCCTCTTATATATGAGTTCAGGGCGATGGGGATACCCGCGCAGGAATTCACGCCGGGCAAAGGCAGTGACAAGATAAGTAGGTTGAATTCGGTGTCGGACTTAATAGCGTCAGGCAAAGTATGGGTGCCAGAGACTCGCTGGGCTGAGGAGTTGGTCGATGAGATAGCAAGCTTCCCCTCCGGCGAACATGATGACTTGGTCGATGCAACGACACTTGCGTTAGCAAGATTCCGTCAAGGTGGGTTCATACGCTTACCAAGTGACGAGCCAGAAGAAATTAAGTGGTTCAAAGGACGCAGGGATCAAGAACGCTTCTATAACGTATAGGAAAAATCATGGCAATTGATAAAGGACTGTATGCAGCGCCTCTCGGCATAGCCGACGCGGCTGCGACGGAACCCGACTTGGAAATTGAGATCGAAGACCCAGAGTCGGTCAGTATTCGTGCTGGTGGCATGGAGATAGACATTGAAAAAGAAGAGGAAGGCGCAGACGCATTCGACGCCAACCTTGCTGAATTTATGGACGACGGTGAGTTAGAAAGTTTAAGTAGCGAGCTACTGAGTGACTTTACTGGGGACGTGGACTCTCGCAAAGATTGGATGGATGCTTACACCAAGGGTTTAAAACTGTTGGGGTTAAAGAACGAAGAGCGTACAGAACCTTGGGCTGGAGCGTGCGGCGTGTTCCATCCAATGCTTACCGAAGCAGTAGTGCGGTTTCAATCAGAATCTATTGTTGAAACGTTCCCAGCCATGGGCCCTGTTAAGACACAAATTGTTGGCGCAATAAACAAGCTAAAAGAAGAAGCAGCAGCGCGGGTTCGTGAAGATATGAACTACAAACTGACTGAAGAGATGGTGGAGTACCGGCCTGAACACGAGAAAATGTTGTTTGCTTTGCCGCTGGCGGGCTCTGCGTTTAAGAAGGTGTACTACGATCCAGCGTTGGGGCGTCAGGTAGCGATGTTTATTCCTGCTGAAGACATGATCGTGCCTTATGGCGCAGCAAGTCTGGAGACATCAGAGCGTGTGACACACATCATGCGCAAAACTAAGAACGACTTGCGCAAACTTCAGGTAGCAGCCTTTTATCGTGACGTGGAGTTAGGTGAACCACAGAATGTTTTAGACGACGTTGAAAAAGAAAAAGAGCGCGAGCAAGGTTACGTTGGTAACGTTGATAACCGCTATAAAGTTCTTGAGATGCACGTAGAACTTGACTTGCCCGGTTTTGAAGACACAGATAAAGACGGCGAGCCAACCGGTATAGCATTGCCTTACGTTGTTACTATTGAAAAGGGCACCGGTACTATTCTGTCTATTCGCAGAAATTGGTACGAGGACGACAAACTAAAACTTAAACGCAACCACTTCGTACACTACGTTTATGTTCCCGGCTTTGGCTTCTACGGCTTTGGGTTTATACACTTGATCGGTGGCTACGCTAAGGCAGCAACAGCCATCATGCGTCAGTTGGTTGATGCAGGTACGCTGGTTAACTTGCCCGGTGGTCTGAAAGCAAAAGGACTGCGCATCAAGGGTGATGACACGCCAATCAGTCCGGGTGAATTCCGTGACGTGGATGTGGCGTCAGGCTCCATACGCGACAACATCTTGCCTCTGCCATATAAAGAGCCAAGTCAGACTCTGTATCAGTTATTGCAGATGATTATTCAGGAAGGTCGTAGCTTTGCGTCTGCTGGTGATATTAATGTCAGCGACATGTCGGCTAATGCACCGGTGGGTACTACGCTTGCTATTCTTGAGCGCACGTTGAAGATCAGCACGGCAGTTCAAGGTCGCCTGCATTACGCGATGAAGAACGAGTTCCGCCTGTTGAAGACCATCATTGCGGACTACACCTCGCCTGACTACGCCTACGAGCCGGAAGATGGTACTCGCTCAGTCAAGCGTAGCGACTACGACCACGTGGACATCATTCCTGTCAGTGATCCTAACGCGGCCACCATGGCGCAGAAGATTACGCAGTATCAGGCAGTTATTCAGTTGGCTCAAGGCGCACCACACTTGTATGACCTGCCTTTACTACACCGCCAAATGATTGAGATATTGGGGATCAAGAACGCTAATAAGCTAGTACCGACAGAAGATGATGCTACGCCTGTAGACCCGGTTCAAGAGAACCAGAATGTGTTGATGGGCAAACCTGTCAAAGCATTTATCGAGCAAGACCACGAGGCTCACATCGCTGTACACATGGCAGCAGCTCAGGACCCGATGCTTCAACAGTTGATGCAGAATAACCCTATGGCTACGCAGATTCAAGCGGCGGGTATGGCTCACATTAACGAGCATCTTGGTTTTCAGTATCGCAAAGAAATTGAAAAACAGCTTGGCGTTATATTGCCGACCGAGCAGCAGAACAAACAGATGTCACCGGAAGTTGCAGCACAAGTTGCACAGATGTCAGCGCAAGCAGCACAACGCCTCTTGATGAAGAACCAGCAGCAGGCAGCACAGCAGCAAGCACAACAACAGGCACAAGACCCTGTCATCCAGATGCAGCAGCAAGAGCTTCAGCTTAAACAGCAGGAGATTCAGCGCAAGATGCAGAAAGACATGGTCGATGCACAACTCAAACAGCAGCAGTTGCAAGTGGAGCAGGCTCGCATCGCAGCACAAGAGAAGATCGCTGGTATGCAAGTCGGTGCAAAAACCACACATGCTCGCAACGAGTTGGATGCACGGATGCAAGCAGAAGGTGTGAAGCTGGGTATGCAAGCCTCTAAAGAACGACGTGAAGAGCGCCGTGCACAACAACCGCCAATTCAAAGGCCAAAGGAGACTAAATGAACGACCAAACCGTCCTGAGCCATTTGAAAGATAAGTTTAAGGACGAGCAAAAACTTCGAGTTGAGTTCTTAGCAACTGGCTCTGCAAACACTTTAGAAGAATACAAACACGTAGCCGGAATTATCCGAGGTCTGGCTCTGGCTACGGACATCCTTGACGACCTTGTGCAACGATTGGAGAAATCTAATGACTAGTAATGTTGATCTAGCCCAAGCTGTAGATTTAACTGCGATTTTGGATAAATCTGCGGAAGAGAAGGCAACACAATTGCCTATCCCATCTGGGTGGCACATTCTTATAACTTTACCTGAAGCTGAAGAAAAGTATGAAAGCGGTCTTATTAAAGCTGATGAGACTCGTCGTTTTGAGGAAGTGTTAGCGACTGTGTTTTTTGTAGTTAGGCTAGGCCCAGATGCTTACACTGATAAAACAAAGTTTCCTACTGGCCCGTGGTGTAAAGAGGGCGACTTTATTTTAGCTCGCCCTAATTCAGGCACTCGCTTAAAAATTCACGGTCGAGAGTTTCGGCTAATTAACGACGACACGGTTGAGGCAGTTGTCCAAGACCCCCGTGGTATTTCACGTGCATAAGGAGAAATAAATGAACCAAGTTGAGTTTGAATTCCCCGACGAAAAAGAAGAACGGTTAAAAGTCCAAGCCGCTGAGGATAAAGGCGAGCCTGAGATTGAACTTGAAATCGTTGATGACACCCCACCGCAGGATCGGGGCCGCAGGCCCATGGCCGAGCCACCAGAGGACGTGCCCGAGGACGAATTAGCTTCGTATGACGAAAAAGTCCAGAAACGGATTAAAAAGTTTACAAAAGGTTATCATGACGAGCGTCGTGCTAAAGAAGAGGCATTGCGGGAGCGTCAGGCGGCGGAAGACTTTGCCCGTCAAGTGTATGAAGAAAATCAACGACTGCAATATCAGTTGTCTGAAGGGTCTAAACTGTTTATTGAGCAGGGTAAATCCTCTGCCCAGTTAGAGTTAGAAGCCGCTGAACGTAAGTACAAAGAAGCTTATGAATCTGGCAACTCTGATGCACTGGTGGAGGCCCAACGATACATTTCCAATGCGACATTAAAACTTGACAAGGCTGAAAACCTTAGACCTATTGAAATACAGGAAAAACCCGAGTATAGTCCGCCTAAACAGGTTTCCGCACTTAAGGATGACAAACTACAAGATTGGTTGTCAGATAATCCGTGGTACGGTAACCAAAACAATTTTGACCATAAAATTATGAGCGCTACCGCTTTGGGCGTGCATTCAGTGCTAGTTGAACAATATGGTCAGGGTTATGTTGGATCAGATGAATACTACGAGAAGATCAACTCTCGTATGCAAAAAAGTTTTCCCGATTATTTTCGGAGCCAGCAAAACACTCAGGAAACCGAGGAAGAGCCCGCTCAGCAGGCTGCACCCCGTGCCAAACCAGCTACTGTTGTAGCACCAGCTACACGTAGCACGTCACCCAAGAAGGTAAAATTAAACGCTTCACAAGTAGCATTAGCAAAGCGTTTAAATGTACCACTTGAACTTTACGCCAAGAAGGTTGCAGAACAGGAGAATCAATAATGGCAAACGAACCGCGTCTCACCCGAGAGCTTGACTCTCGCTCAAAAAATATGCGTACGGCAACATGGGCACCGCCAGAGTTGTTACCGACGCCGAATCCTGAGCCGGGCTATGCGTTTCGCTGGGTACGAGTGTCCACTTTGAACACTGCAGACCCGTTGAATATCTCCGCAAAGCGACGTGAAGGCTGGGAACCCGTAAAGGCTTCTGAGCATCCTGAGCTGCAATACCACATCCCTGAAGATACAATTTCGAAAGATGTGGTTGTAATTGGTGGGTTGATGTTGTGCAAGACTCCGGAAGAGTTTGTTGAACAGCGTAACAATTATTACGCAAAACAAGCTAACGACCAGATGAACGCTGTAGACAACAACCTGATGCGCCAGAGTGATCCGCGTATGCCTCTCTTCAACGAGAAGAAGTCATCGACAACCTTTGGCTCTGGTAAATAATTTATGGAGTTTAACTATGGCTTACCCTACTGTATCAGCCCCCTACGGGCTAAAACCGGTCAATTTGATCGGCGGTCAGGTATTCGCAGGAGCGACTCGTCTAATGGAAATTGCAAGTGGTTACGCCACTAATATTTTCTACGGCGATTTGGTAAAGCGTGTATCTGACGGAACTATTGAAAAAGACACAGGCACCACTACTGCCACACCGTGCGGCGTGTTTTTGGGTGTTCAGTTTACCAATGGTTCTACAGGTCAAGTTCAGCAACAACAGTTTTATCCAGCAAGTCAGGCTATTAAGTCTGGTACGCAGATTTTTGCTGTGGTTGCAGATGACCCTGACACACTGTTTCAAGTAGCTTCCTGTTCTGGCACTACTGTTATTGCCGCAATGGGCAAATCCGCCATTGGTAACAATATTGCACTAATCCAAAACGCTGGTTCTACCACTACTGGTAACTCCGCCGTGGCGATTGACGAAGGAACACAGGCAACTACGAACACTCTCCCCATCCGTATTATTGATGTGGTTAGAGATACGGCAACAGGCGCTGACGCTTTTGTTGAGTTTATCGTTAAGATAAATGCAACTATGCACCAGTACAACAATTCAACTGGCGTATAAGGGAGCTAAATCATGGCTATTTCACGCGCACAACTACTGAAAGAGCTGCTCCCCGGCCTGAACGCCTTGTTCGGTCTGGAGTACGCTAAATATGGCGAAGAGCACAAGGAAATCTACGAAACTGAGACTTCCGAGCGTTCCTTCGAAGAAGAAACCAAGCTGTCTGGCTTCTCGGCTGCTCCAGTCAAGAACGAAGGCTCTGCGATTGCTTATGACAATGCGCAGGAAGCTTGGACTGCAAGGTACAACCACGAAACCATTGCTCTGGGTTTCTCGCTGACCGAAGAGGCCATCGAAGATAACCTGTATGACAGCCTGTCGGCTCGTTATACAAAAGGTTTGGCTCGTGCTATGGCGTATACCAAGCAGGTTAAAGCGGCTTCTGTTTTAAACAACGGCTTCTCGGCTTCATATCCGGGCGGTGATGGCGTAGCGTTGTTTTCAACTGCACACCCGCTAGTTGATGGAGGAACTAACTCTAATCGACCTTCTGTTGCTTCTGATTTAAATGAAACTTCGCTGGAAAACGCTGTGATTCAAATCGCTGCGTGGACTGACGAACGTGGACTTTTGATTGCGGCTAAACCCCGGAAATTAATTGTTCCTTCTGCTCTTCAGTTTGTTGCTACTCGTTTGCTTGAAACCAGCCTTCGTGTTGGTACTAATGACAACGATATTAACGCACTGAAGAACAATGGTTCAATTCCAGAAGGCTATACGATCAACCACTTCCTGACCGATACAAACGCATGGTTCCTGTGTACCGACGTTCCAAACGGCATGAAGCACTTTGTTCGTAGCCCACTGGCTAACTCAATGGACGGCGATTTTGATACTGGCAACGTCCGTTACAAGGCTCGTGAGCGTTATTCCTTCGGATTTTCAGACCCTCTGGGTATGTTTGGTTCGCCGGGAGCATAAAGATTGGGGGGCTTTACGGCCCCCCTTTTTCGGTATATAAAGTAACAAATCCGGGGGATTTCCCGGCGCTTACGAATAGGCCCCCCGCCTAACGACATGCAGATCGTTCGCGCTTAACTCGCATGTGAGGACAACTCAAATGGCACTTTCTACCACCCAAAGTATTTGGCGTTCGGGCGGCGGCGATCAGACTCGTACCGCGTATTGTGGCTCCGGCCTAATGGCTGCGCAGTTCTACATCGCTGATGCTTCTCCAGCTACTGCTGGCACTAACGTAGCCGTTTCTTCGGTTGCTGGCGCACCTGCTCTTATTCTCCCATCTGGCGCTGTTATCGTTTCTATTTCGGTAACTGATGCTGGCGCGGGCACTTGCGACATTGGCGCAACCGGCTACACCTCTGGCACTGCTGACAACGACTTCTTCGCTTCGGCTCTGTCTGTAGCGGCTGTTGGCACTACGTCGATTGGTTCGGTTGTGACTGGCGCACCGTTGACTGAAATGTCGTATGTGACTGTAACTGACAACACTTCGGCTTCGGGTACTGTAGCTGGTGTTATCACTTACTTCGTTACCGATCCTCTGGTTGGTCAGCAGAACGTCTAATAAGGAGGCATCACCATGATGCAAACAGACGTTAAA